CTATGATTATCTATTTAGATGATGGATCAGATGTAGAACTTATCGTAGATTCTATCTATTGCAATGTGCCTTCTACTGATGATTAAAGATATTGTTTACACCATACTACTTATTGCTTTTTCTTTATTGTGTGTGGCAGTCTTTTGTTATATTGTTGTATTAAAATACTTCACACATCTATCCTTCTACTAGCCATAGTTAACAGATTATCTAACGCTAGCTCCAAATGTTTCTCATAATACATAGGCTTTTTATCCCCCAAATACCTAGCATAAATAGATTGTCTTTGCGCTTTAGGTAAACTATGCACTACAGCATTGATCGTTATTACATTATTCTTGTCTGCTTTTTCTATCATAACCTCAAAAGCATCGTGACTAGACTCCCCACCACTAGAAAGGAATGAAGATTTGGTAGGAAAGCCTAGACGATGACTATCTTTTTTCATCCACTTGGCCCAATCATCTAATATACATAACAATCTACCTAGCTGCATTTGTTATCCTGAATGCTTCTTGCCATGCCTCCCAAGCTGATTGAGTATGTGTGCTTGAATATTTGTTTTGCAATGTAATATCAATATCTTCTAATTCACCATTAATAAATAATTTATATCCATTATCCATTCTTAAATTATACTTATGCTTTTGTGCCCACTTTATAAATAATTTTTCAATATCCATTATGAAACATCCACAACTTTAACTTGCCAACGGTTATTCTTTTTGTGCCAACCATGAACCTCTATTGTCCAACCTGCTTCCCTAACATTACCTATATGCTCGTTCTCTGCTATCTTTTTTACCCTAGCATTAATGTTAGTATAGCTTGTTGTTTGCACGGCTAACACTTCCCCTTTATCATTGATAGCTAATATATCTATGAAGCCAAATAAGTCTTGTCTTATTCTGGCAAAAGGATTCCAATGCTCAACAATCGCTACTGTTGTCCAACCATCTGTCTTTATCTTTTTTAGACTGTTTTGTGTTGGACTTATCTTTGCCATCGGTCTTTTCCTTTTTACCAAATATTCTATCAAAGTTCTCGCTAAACTTCTTATCGTCTGTTGGTCTGCGACTTGATCCTTTACCCATTAATGTTGTCCTCATATTTATTTTTCCATTGATTGTTTTTTTTAACATAAACAGCATCTAAATCATAATCACTATAATCTTCTTTTTGTACAAAACAAACTATTTCTTTAATTTCTTTGTCTATGTTTTCAAATGATTTAATAAGATCATCAAAATTCCAAACATTTAAATATGGAACATAACAATACCCTGTATAATTTTGAAAATCAACTATAATTTTATTAACATTACACATCAAATAAAATGAGTCTTGACAACAATTTTTTTACTAAAATAATCTACCACGCTATCAGTTTGTTGAGAGCAAGGTGCATCATCAAATCTACATACATTTATTTGATTACTCATCATTAATCCCCTTAAAGTTATGCATATCTATACATCTATGTTTAAAATCAGCAGGTAAATTAATAAAGTCTTTAGGTAAGCACCTGCTTTCTACCCCTTCTTTGACAAACAAAGTTTTATATAATTCAGCATGGCCACACGAATCAAATGTTCCTACATAATGTGGCTGACCTGATACTACCAGAACAAATACAAATTCGCATATCATACTTCACCTTTTGTAATAACCTTATATGTTTGTTCGTACATAAGCTGAAAGTCCCAACTCGTATCATCTTTAGGTATAAATGTCAGTATGTATGGCATACCCTCATAACGAAATTTGTGTTCTTTAATTTGTCTTTCATTTTTTTTCTTTGTCATTTTTACAGTATCCTTTAGAGTTCATTGTTCCCATACCTACAACCATAGCACAATACCACTTTTTATCGGAATCAAAGAACATAGCGTTCTTGCCACACTTGTGGCACACAAATGGTTTTATACCTATGTCAACCCCTTGTTTAGCCTTCGTCATTTAATTCGTCATCTATCCATTCATCTTGTCGCATCTTGGCTTCCAATACAGCTATCTCTTCTTGGTGCACTTGAATCATTCTTTCAATATACCATTGCGCCTTCTTCAAGTCATCAATTTTATCTAATAACTTATCAGATTTTTTATCCACACGACTGATATATTTCATAGCATTGCCTTTAATGTAGCCATAGAATTCTTCCTTGCTCATCTTGGCCCTAATGTATTCAATCGTTTCTATACCACCTGATGTATAATGATCTGGATTTATTGTATCGCTCATTTTTTGTTCTCCTTTCTTTTGTTTTTAAGTTCTTCTACCTTTCTTCTTACTTGATGCGGTGTTACATTAGCGCACATGCAACACAGGTTAAACATTTCACTATCACCTAGTATCCATTCAATAGCATCCCTTGTATATTTTACAGGTTTCTTGCCACCTTTAGTTACCCTAGATGATACTGCATCTTTAATTGCAAATTGCAATACTGCTTTATAAAGATTCTCTAAACATCTGTATTCTTTTTCTGTCATTTGTCAGCTTTCACAGATGATTCAAACTTCTCTTCATCTCTAGAATCAACACACTCTTCTTTAGTCTTTAAGAAAACAAAGCTTTTAGGTGTTGCTGATTTAAATAACTTTCCTTTTTTACAATAGTAATTATGTTTGTCTGTGTTAACAGAATCGTGCCAATAAAACAACATAGCAATAATTAATAATGTATATGTTCCTAACGCTATAATTACTCTCATGATTTTCCTTATATAAAACTCATACTTACTTATCTATCTTTTTATATTATTACATAGTATAATATATATGTAAGCTAAAAACTTACCCATCAAATCAGCCATCAAGATAATGTCTATCTTGTCCTGATTGTTTGGAATTATTCACAAGGAAAATATTATGTGGACAACTCCATCAGCAACTGAAATGCGTTTCGGTTTTGAAGTTACTATGTACGTATGTAACAAGTAACTAATAGAGGGGGTGCTTATAGCATCCCCACTAACCTTGCATAGGCATCGTTCTTATGCTGCACCCATTCCAAATCTAATTCTACAATATACATACCCCATAATTTCTTTAAGATTCTTCCCTCAAGAGGTAAGTGTTTTATGTTATGAGGGTAGATTCTTCGCAGAACCTTGCCCCCCTTAACATTAGATTCAAATTTAGACTTTGTGTTTTTAGTCTTGTAAAGTGGATCAGAAAGGTACATCATCTTTCATGTCCTCAAAAGATTTATCAGGTACTGATGATTCTGGCGCCTGAATTTCTTGTACTGTACCACTTACATAGGTAACACCTGCCTTACTTTTTCTTACCCATCCAGATAACCTTAACTCTCGGCCATCTACATTAATTGTACCTGTATAGTCAGGCTGTGTTTCTTTCGTTTTCTTGTTGTTAAACAATGCAAAACGATTGTTATTATCATATTGTTCTGCCATATTACTGCACTCCTTGTGTTAAAAATTGAACTGTGTCCTCAACTTCTGTTAAGAACTTCTGTACTTCATCTTCAAGATGCTTGATATATTTGTCATCACGATGAACTCGTTTAACAAACATCTTTAGATTCTCTGGAAACGAGGGCTGATACGACACGAAGTCGCACCAACTCCTGTTCGTTACGGCAAGCTGCCACATTATTTGATTGTAATATTTTTGTGGGCAATCTCTATTAATAAGTGTTAGCGTATGTGTATTCGGTTGCGGACATTTAATCTCAATCAATCCGTCATCACCTACTAATCCGTCAGGTGAGGCACCTGCCCAAGTAATTGTCGGATGATCTATAAAACCTACCTCTTCCACATCAGCTTTACTAAACATATAAAAAGCCCTAGCCTCATCTTCTGTATCTATCCCATGTTGCATAGCTTCATTCACATAGGTTTTAGTAGGCTCATTAGTCAAGCGTTCAGTTACTAATTGTATCCTGTAATTGCTACGAGTAGCGGCTTCGCCATTTCTCGTAGTCGCTAACACATCTGATATACGACTAGCCGTTACCTTGCCTAGCCGTGCCTGAAACCACTCATCACTTCTCTGTTCCATTACTATCCTTTCTTATTTTGTCAATAACTTTTTTACATTTATCTCTATCCTCATCTGACATTTGATTATAAAGTTTTCTTGCTCTTTCAATGCCATCATTCTGATAGACAGTTTCTAATGTAAGCACAGGGTCTTGGTTGATCATAGCTATTTCTACCTCTTCTGCTGTTGCAATAGAAGTATCTATGCCTATGCCTAGCATACCTAATGCACGACCTACTGCAGATGTTTCGCAGTTTTCTATATATGATGTCTTGTTAATAAAGGTTGAACCTTCTTTCTCATACGCATGGCCTACTGCTAGTATCTGATTATCAACAATAATACTTGCTTTAAATACACAGACACCATTCTCATTGGTTAGCATTTCTGTAAGGATGGAGCCAACAGGATAAGTTTCTCTAAAGACCCTTATCCTTTCGTTGACCTCAACATATTCCTTGCCCTTGATGTTAATTGTTTTTAATTTAGCCATTACAAACTCCCATTATCAAATAGCTTATTAAGATTCCAAGAGCGCAAGTCAGCAACTTCTCTTGCCTTAACAATCTTGTCCTCTTGAACTAATGCTTTCTTTAATTCCTCAAGATCAGAACCTTGAATCTTGTTTTGATAGATTAAGTAGTCAAGCAATTCTAATG